AATGTTTCTTTTATGAATGTAGATTCTTCGAAACTAATATCAATGTCCATTATGACACGTACATGCATATTTGGTTTAAGTAATTCGTCGGGTTTCGCAATTACATCACTCAATTGGAATGATGAATAAAGTGGTTGCCCATCCCAATCATGGTACGTTGGGTTTTCACCCCACTCAAGAGTCATACACCCACGCTTTGAATCACCATCATCTGCATAGTTGTGAGGGAAGCAATTACCGATATAGTGTATGTTCTTCTGCTCTTGGCGCATGTGGAAATGACCTGAGAATACATAATCTATGTTAGTAAAATGTTCTGATTGAATTTCCCCTGTGTCAGGCATCTTAACATTAGCATTCATTTTGAAATGCGGTAGTTCAAAATGTCCGAATACATATTTTGCCTTTACATTCTTGACTTTTTTGTAATCATCTTTAACTAACCATGGCATAATAGCAACATCACCTTCGTTGAACCACTCATCGATAATTTTTATATTCTTTAAATGCTTCGCCCAACCAACACCATGTATGTCTCGTTTATCTCTGTAGTATAAATCGTGATTGCCAACTATGAAGTAAAAGTTCTCAAATACATCATTTAGTTTTTCTAATGCACTTAAACTAAAATCCAACGTATGTAAATTGATTGTTGCTCTGTTATGATGCCAATCGCCTAGGAAGAATCCTGTTTCACAACCTTCCTTCTTCGCAATTCCAATCGCCCAATCTACAAACTGTTCGCAGTCGGTATTATGCTGTACGCTATTATTCTTTAATCCAAAATGAATATCGGTAAATGCTAATGCTTTTTTGAATAAATTCACTCTTGGGTAGATTCTGATTTTTTATTTCCTTCGGAAATTTGAAAGTTTGCCTTTTTAATTCGGTTAGTTTGTGCTCTGTACATTTCCCTACTATCTCCGATGTCTTTTGCATCAGCAGTCGCCTGTTGGTGAGTCCAACTAGGTGCTAACCCATTTTCTTCTAAAATATCGTCTCTAATGTTTTGCATTTTCTTTTCGTTTAGAAGAACGCGCGTAAATGAGTTAGTAACAATTGCAGTGTAGTACGCAAATGGATTATCACTTTTAAGTTCGTTAAATTTTAGACCAACTTGAATTAATTGCATCAACGCAGATGCACGCATTTCATCGTTGTATGTGTATCCGCGCCAATTACTTCTAGTACCATACCGCTCGCACAATTTCATGTACATTTTTGCGAGTTCATCAGTTGTATTCCCATGTATTTGGCAAAATTCTCCATTTTCCAATTCACCTTTCCAATGACTTTTTCCAACTAAAAATGGGATATTATTTTCATCTATTCTGTATATAAAAAATGAATGAAAATTTGTTTTTGTTGGAACTAAAATTATATCTTCTGGTGTTGGAGTTTCACTACCGAATGGAGCATCTCCTAAGTCCAAATCATTTACTGCATCCAATATATAATCGTTCCCATTGGGCATTTTCGATTTGGGTTGTTTTTTGGGTATTAGAGGTACATGTTCGGTCGTCATGACACGAATGACAACATCTTGGGGTGTGATATCATCTACTGATAATTTATCTTTCTTGTCCAGTGTTTTTGATAATCGTTTTGCTCTTGCTTCTCTTGCAAGATACAATGTCTCGTCGTTTAGTTCACTAATATCCTCGACGATGAAATCTTGTTGATTATCTAAATCGGTGTCTCTGTAACTACAGTATGACATTTTACTAAGATGGATTTGTTTTAATATATCTTTGTTGTTCAGATAATTCTTCTTTCGTGCCATACTCGCCTCTATGTTATTTTATATAATATTATATTGTAATGAATTCTTTATATAAAATCTCACCACAATAGCCGTTCCAAGTGTTTAGGTAAAAAATATGTTGATAATATACGCATATAATTATCAACATAAATACACTACAGTATTTTTATAAAAAACATTATGTCACAACGTTCAGATATACAAGCAAGATATGACGAACACCGAATAAACGGCAGAGCAGACGCATGGGATTTGGCTGTGTCTGAGTTAGGCGGAGAGTTCGGTCACTATAAATTAGTTAACGGCGAAGTTGAAACTACGAGTTTATATGATACCGAACAAGCAAAAATTAAAGCAAAACAAGAAGAGTACGATGCGTGGTTGGAGTCAGGAAGTACAAATGCAACCAACGACGCAAATGCAAAGACAACAACGTCTACTTCTGCAACATCCAATATACAAGATAATTCAACCGCTACAGGTGGTGCATATACCAACACAAAATATAACTACGTTTCGGAAGACACTCCAGAAAGTTTAGCGTTTAAAGCCAAAGCGAACACATTAAGAGAGCAAGAAAATGCGATTAAAGAAAAGGTAAGAGCATCGGGTAAAACAGGTCGAGATGTATTAACTGACCCTGATGTAAAACGAGCGACCGCAGAACGCAAAGCGGCAGAGAACGCCGCTGAAGATGCACAAAAACACACAACGACACAAACAACAACATATCACGATGTGGACGGTAATGAAATATCAGAAGCAGACTATACGGTAAGTCATACAAAAAATCCTGTTACAGGTGCAACAGAAAATGTGGAAGTTGGTAATCCAATCAAGCCTGTGCAACTTACACAAGCAGATGCAGATAAATTAAACGCAGAAAGTGAATTCGCACCACGTACACTAGAAGATTTGCAAAACGAAGCAAACGACGTTGCGTATTTGGCAAACTTGCCAACGTACAATGGAATACAATTTCAAAATCAACAAGCATTAGACAAGTACAAAGCGAATAATCCCCCAACTCCTAGTTTAAAAACAAAAAGGGACACTGTTACTAATACTAATGCAACGCAGAACGAAGCAAATCAAGCAAAGAACGAAGCGGATGATGCACAGGATGAAGCGGATGCGTACTTAGCAAGTGGTGATGAAGAAGGTTACGCAAAAGCACAAGCAAACGCCAATAAATTAAAGGCAAAATCCGATGGACTACAAGCAGACATCGACGCCGCCGAAGATGCACAATTGGATGCTGAACTCGAAGCAATGAGTGATACACAAGAGATGATGGAAGAAGATTGGGAGATGGAACAACCACCAACTCCTGAACCAACTGTTGCTGAATTAAGAAAACCAATTGACAAAGGTGATTGGCGTGTACGTTTACGTCTAGCACCACAAAGTGATTACTTATACAATGCCCCAGACCCAGGAATACTTGCGCCGCTAACGGAAACAGATGGAATTATATTTCCGTATGTTCCGAAGATAGATACTGTCCATCAAGCAAGATATAATAATTATGACTTACCTCATAGTAATTACCGAGGTTACTTTTATGCGGGTAGTCATCAAGAGCGTGTGATTGTATCTGCTACATTTACAGCACAGGATACAAAAGAAGCAAACTATATGCTTGCGGCACTGCATTTTTTACGTAGTTGCACTAAGATGTTTTATGGACAGGACATGCAACGTGGAACTCCGCCACCATTGGTATTCTTGTCGGGATTAGGTGAACACCAATTTAATGAACATCCATGTGCTGTTGAAATTGTAAATATCAATTTACCAAATGATGTAGATTACATTAAAGCAGGTGACAGTGGAACATTTAGTGGTGATTTTATGTCACCATTAACAACATCCAAATCCAACACAACTCCGTCGTTCGGTAGTATGGTAAGTAGCATTGGCAGACTATTTGGGTCTGGGTTGAAAGTAGGTGGAACGCCCGCACCTACATATACTAGTGAAAACATATTTAAAGTAGAAAGTAACGGTACTACAATGATGCCGACAAAAATGGATATTAACTTTAACTTAATTCCAATTCAAACACGTGACCAAATTAGCAATGAGTACAGTCTTGAAGACTACGCTAGTGGTTCACTACTTAAGAAAGGATTCTGGTAATGTACAGCGCAACAAGCCCATACTACGAAACAAAGATTACTAAAACAGGTTTAGGAATGATGGTCAATAGACCAATACCAAAACTACAAAGTGATATGTCATTTGAAATTAATATAACATATCACTTGCGACCAGACTTGTTAGCGTTTGACTTATACAAAGATGCTGACTTGTGGTGGGTATTTGCACAACGCAATCCAAACACATTGGTTGACCCTTTATTTGATTTTAAGGAAGGCACTTCAATTCGTATCCCGACATTGGATACACTTAGAAATGCGTTAGGATTCTAGAATGGCAGGTAATCGGGATTATAGGATTAAGCAACGAATCAAGCAGAAGAATTCTGCCGCTGATATTGTTAATAAAGACGAACTAGCAAAGGTAGATGGAGCAAAAGTTATTGCCCCATTTATTGGTCCACAAACACAAGATGAATACAGTAAGAGCACAAATTCCGACTCGTTATTATCTGATTTACTTAGACCGGTTACGTTTACAGATACCAATGCAAAAAGTCCAACAATATTAACCACGGACAACGTAACAGGTAGAACAAATGGCACACTTCCTGGCGAAGGAGTTAACGGCAAGTTCGAAACAATTAGTAGTAAAGATGGTGACTTAGATGTAAAAAGTGTTGCAGGGGACAACCAATCCACTATTGCATCAGAGTTCCTAGAACCAATCACACCAAAAGGAAATCCATTCAAAGGTTTTGCTACAATGACATATAGTGTGAGTTTGTACTTAATGGGCGTTAGTGAGTACGCAAGTATGATTTCATCAGGTGTTAAAACTGTTAAAGGATTGACACTACTATTGCAAAGTGGTGGTATATCGAAAATGCCAGAAGGCAACCACGGTGCGAAACGTAGTAAACGTTACTTCCAAAAGGATTTTTATATAGATGACATAGAACTTAAAGGTCTTGTATCGGGTACTTCAGTAGGCTCACCTCATAATCAATTCCAAACGTCATTTACTATTACAGAACCTAACGGATTAAGTTTTTTAGAAAACTTACACGGTGTTGTACAAGAATACAACGTTAGTAATGGAATCAGCATAGATAGAATCAACTACGCCGCGCAGAATTATTTAATGGTGGTGCGTTTTTACGGATATGATAAGAATGGCAAACAAATAACAGGACGTGATATTGGTGTAAGTGAATCATTAAGTGATTTAAGTAGTATATCCGAGAAATTTATTCCATTTCAATTTACTGGAATACAATTTGCATTAGAAAACGCAGTAGTTAAGTACAAGTGCGAAGCAGTATGCCCACAAACACAAATACCGTTCGGTGTTGCTAACTCAACGATTCCGTTTAATGCAGAATTGTTTGGTCAATCGGTTGGCGCAGTACTAACGGGTAAGTTAAGTACCGAGGATTTAGATACAGAAGACGAACATAAAGAAAATCAAAATGCAGACCCAGAAGCAGATGCTGTGTACGGCCAAAATATATCATTAGTTGATGCATTGAACTCAGAACAGAATAGATTAGTCACAGACAAGAAGTACGAAATACCGCACAAGTACGTTATTGAATTTGAGAAAGGTAGTAATATTGATAAAGCCTATGTAATAACCACAGGTGAATTTACAGATAAAGATAATGTTCCAATGATGGTTAAAAACCAACAGTCATTGCTTACAAACAAAGGTTTTTACGATAAGAATAAGAAGTTGTTCTCGTTTACTGCTGGGCAATCTATCGTACAAGCAATTGATATGATTATTAGAACAAGTACGTTTATATCAAATCAACAAGATATTACAATCGACGAAGTTACTGGCAAGGTCACTAAGAAAGAGAAAGCACCTACTGTTTTACAATGGTTTAAGGTCAGAACACAGGTTACTCCATTGAAATACGATAATAAACGTAATGATTATGCGTATGAAATAAAGTACGTTATTTCACGTTATCAGATTAATAATATACGTTCTCCTTACTTTGGTCCTTCTTATTTTAGAGGAACACATAAGGAATATGATTATTGGTTCACAGGAAAGAACACAGAAGTTCTTGACTTCAGGCAAGAGTATAACTACTTGTACTACCAAACGTTTGGTGGGGATATGGGTATTCCAAAGATGCAAAACAATGCTAGAGAACTAACAAAACAGGTATATCAAAATAGTAGTTCTGAATCAGCACAAGGCAGTAAGAACAGAAGAAACGAAGGTTCTGCAAATGCGGCTAGTTTATTGTACTCACCCTCAGACCAAGCAAACGCACAATTAACAATTATTGGAGACCCTGATTGGATGGCACAGAGTGAAATATTTTACTCTCCTGATGCAACTGGCGTGGGATTAGGACCGTTTATGAGTGATGGGTCAATCAACTATGACGCTAGTGAAGTTTTGTTTTCTGTTAATTACAATACAAATGTTGATTACGATTTAAAAACAGGCATCGCTGATATGGGTACAGGAGACTCGCGAATGAGTCTGATATATCGCGCGAATACAATCACAACAAATTTAAGTGATGGTAAATTTACACAGGTACTCGAAGGAACAATGATGATGTTCCCAACAGCGGAACAAGCAGAAGCAGAAGTAAAAGAGAAGGAAGAGAATTTTGGAAATTTATCAATAACGGAAGAAGGAGACACTGACGCGTTCGGTAATCCAATTGATACTAATTTTGAAGGAACTATTGCTCCGCATTTTGAGGAAGCAGATAGAATTGCGGCAAGAATGAATGAGGTAATGGACGATGACGACTAATGGCTGATGATATATTAAAAAGTAGAGGACGTACCAAAGGGTACAAATTAGACAGAGGCGGAATGCCTGCTGACACAGGTCCTTTTATTGCTGAAATAATGAATAACGTTGACCCTACTAGAAATGGGCGTATTCAAGTTTATATTGAAGAATTTGCTAAAGGCGACAAGAACGACCCAAGTGGTTGGAGAACAGTTAGTTACTTAACACCGTACTACGGTAAAGTCGAACATAATGGAACAACAGAGGGCGTAGGTACATCAGTTGGTAACACACAGTCGTACGGTATGTGGTTTACACCACCTGATGTTGGCGTTAAAGTAATGTGTTTCTTCGTCAACGGTGACCCTGGATACGGATATTATAATGGGTGTGTTCCTGAAAGTGGGTTAACACATATGATTCCCGCAATTGCAGATAATGTTACTGAAATTAATCATAAAGATAAAGCAATTTCAGAAGACCCACGTTTCTACGAAAAACCAAAACCCAAACATACATCGGTTACTGCTACTATGTATCAACAAGGGTTGGATAAAGACACTGTACGTGGCGTTATCAACTCAACAGTTCAAAGAGAAAGTCCTAGTAATGTGTACGGTATTAGTACACCTGGAAGACCAGTGTACGCTAATGGTATGTACGATACCAACATCAAAGAAACACTTGCAGGTGAACTAGAACCTCAGGATATTAAGATAGTTGGTAGGCGTGGTGGACACAGTCTTGTTATGGACGATGGTGACTTAGAAGGCAAGAACCAACTAGTAAGAATACGTTCTGCAACAGGGCATCAAATCACTATGTCCGACGACGGCGAATGTTTTTATATTACACATGCCAATGGGCAAAGTTGGTTAGAGTTTGGTAAGTCAGGCACAATAGATTTATATAGTTCCAATAGTGTTAATGTAAGAACACAAGGAACAATCAATTTGCATGCAGACGAAGACATTAATATCAATGCAGGTAAAAATTTCAACGTGTACACTGGCGAAAACATTAATATCGAGTCCAAGATGAAAACAAGTTTATTATCTGCAACAGGTACCGATGTTAAATCTATCGGAAATGTTAATTTAGAATCAAGTGCAGGTGTTTCAATTGGCGGTTCCCGTATCGACTTGAATAAGAGTGGGGCAAGCACAGTTACAACAAGTATTACACCAATGATTCCAACCGAATACACAGATATTGAGTTAAAAGAAACTGGTTGGATTCCAGAAGAGACTCCAACTCTTAAATCTATTACATCAAGAGCACCAACGCACGAACCTTATAGTTTACATAACGAACCTGCTCCTGACCTAACAAGTCCAATTGACAGAAGTAAGTTAAATACACAGGTAATTGATTTAATTAATAATTTAAAAGTGGAGCCACCTAAGTACTCATGAGAGTTAAAGATATAGTTGAAAATTTAGATAAAGATACATATTTGCACGGTAAATGTGGGTTATTTGCAATTGCTCTTAGTAAAGTATCAGGTCTTCCTGTGTACAGCACATTCGAATACGACAACAGTATAGATAAAATTGCTTTAGTTCACGCTTACGTAAAAACAGACGAGAATACAATTATTGATGTTAAAGGAACTAGAGATAAGGAAGGGGCATTACAAGAATTTCCAGGATACGATACATGGGAAGAAAAAGTATCATATGATGATATTCTAAAAATAGGTGGCGGAGATATGAACGATGTTAATCGCATACTACCACAAGTCAAACAGATGTGGGATAGTGGAAAACTACATAAAGATGCAGATGAGGAGTTCTAAATGACAACATACATAGGATACAATACAATAGGGCAAGTTAAGAAATTCACACTAACTGACCGTGAGTTAGTGAAGCGTGACTTACTTAATTCAATTATGATTCGTGAAGGCGAGATGCCTGGTCGACCAGAAGTTGGAACAAACATTTGGAGTTATGTATTTGACCCAAATACAGATGATACTGTACGTAAGATTAAAGCAGAGATACAACGCTTAATTGATGCCGACCCTAGAATACAAGCAGAAGAAGTCAATGTGTACGCTAAAAATCACAATATATTAATTGAAATGAACGTGCGTATTCTTCCCGATGTTAATTTGGAAGTTATTAACTTGATGTTCGACCAAAATACTAACACTGCTAAGTTTGCGTAATGAACATTTATAAATTCCATTCTAATCCAGACGAATTAATCGGTTATACAGATAGAAATTTCTACTTCGGAGACGAAGCAGAAAAACTAATACTCCAAGGAAAAGAAGTAACTAAAGTAATTGGGACTTTATACCTCAATGATACGCCAATTACTGCACTTCCTGATAACTTAACTGTTCACGGGGATTTAAACCTAAATGATACACCAATTCGGTCATTGCCTGATAATTTAACCGTTCAAGGGTATTTAGGCCTTAGTGGTACAAAAATAACATCACTTCCTGATAACTTAAAAGTAGGTGGGGATTTATGGATTAACAGCACCCCTAACTTAGATACAAACAACTTACCAAGTTCATTGGTAGTTAAAGGAACCATATACCACGTTTAGATAAAACCACAAATAAATCTCCTCATAATATACGCAGTTTATAACAAGCATAAATAACGTAAAGTTAATTATCACGTTATTATGGCAACAACATTCAAATACACTTCAAACTATAAACGAAACTTAATCAACTATTGGAATCAATTAATTCCTGGGTGGACAATACCCAAAGGATTCCACGTGCATCATATTAAACCAAAATCAACGTTTAAAAACAAGGATGATTTAAAAATACATCATCCATCAAATCTAATAGCATTACATCCTGATGACCATATTGCTATTCACAAGAATAGAGGTGATAAAATTTCGGTAAATTTTATTAAAGTTATAGGAGGAAGTAACCATATAACGGATGAATACCGCCTTAAGTTATCTAAAGCAAAAAAAGGTAAACCAAAGTCCAATCAGCATATTAAAAACGCCGCAAATGCACTTAGAGGAAGAAAGTTATCAAATGAACATATTAAAAATATGAGCAAAGGGTTAAAAGGAAGAAATATTTGGAATAAAGGTATGTCTTTAACAGAAGAGCATAAACAAAAAATAAGCGAAACTAAACGTGGTAGAGTTGCACATAATAAAGGCGAAAACGGTCGCAAACATTATAATAATGGTTTGATAGGGATTATGGTATTTCCAGGTGAAGAACCGCATGGATTCGCGCACGGAAGATTGTGTAAAAAGGAGATAAGTAATGGCAACATCTAGTCGACAAACCAGTATTTTTGGAATTGAGGATTGGCGTTCTTTATATAAGACATACAATCAAGCAGACTTTCAGAGTTATAACTTCGAAACACTACGAAAAGGTTTCGTTGATTATCTAAGACAGCATCACCCAGAAGACTTCAATGATTATGTTGAGAGTTCAGAATTCATTGCGTTACTTGACGTAATGGCATTTATGGGACAAGCGATAAGTTACAGACAAGATTTAAACACACGTGAAAACTTTTTAGATACTGCAGAACGTAGAGACAGTGTTGTTAGACTTGCTGATTTAGTTGGATACACACCAAAACGTAATGAAAATGCTAGTGGATTTTTGAAGGTTACTTCAGTAAGCACGACAGAAAATATTACTGACTTTAATGGTGCTAACTTGGC